TCTCCTGAGGGCGCTGTGACAGCCTCAGACATGGGTGCTATGGAGCAGTTGGATCTGTGGGAGATATATCAGGACTACTGGTGTGAGCACAAGCCATCCATGACCTGCTACTACCGTGATGATGAGTTCCTTGAGGTGGGGCAGTGGTTGTACAACAAGTTTGACAAGGTAAGTGGTATCTCTTTCTTGCCCTACTCAGACCACACTTATCAACAGGCTCCTTATGAACCTGTGGACAAGAAAACGTACAACCAGCTTGCTAAGGATTTCCCGAAGGAAATATCGTGGGATATTGAAGAGGCCAGCGATATGACCGAAGGATCACAACAACTGGCCTGCACAGGGAACAACTGTGAACTATGACATAAAGATCATAGTGTAACCTTCAGACTTACCTACGTCCTCTGGTTTCTTTTTGGGATCATGGGGCGTAGGTATCCCTTCCTTCTGCATCTTCTTGATGCGAGCCTTTGACTTCTGACACATACTGTGGTAGTCAATAGATGTGTACTCTACTGTGTGCTTGTCGTCGTTCATTAGTCTTCCTTTAGCGCCACTCTTAATTCATCTCCACCCGGAATGCTCCTGAGTGTCTCATAGTTAGTAGGTCTTCCTGCAACTAAGTCTGCTGCATCTTTTAGTAAATTACCAACTAAACCAAAAGGCGGGATAAAGGAAGTAACCATGTAGTCTAGAGGGTCTTTACTAAACTCTCTATTTGCATACGGCGTTCCTAATTTACCAAAAGTAGCTACCTGAACAGGCTGTGACAGAGTATCTAGTATTACTCCTTCTGCTGTTGGTATTCTATTTTCGTCACCAAGCATAGCTTGAGGTATTCCTCGCATCTGGTTAATGATGCCGTAACCTAAACCAGCAAACATCATGTACCTAGCGGCAAAGTTTCCTGCGTCTTTCCACTTTCCTTTCTTAATGTTTTGAATCAAGCCTTGCCTCATAATTTCTGACTGCTTAATAGCAAAACCAGTAAGCGCATACGCTGGTCTTAACCAAGGAGTTCTTAGATAGCTTAGAGGTCTACCTGCTGCTGATATAAGTTGTTGTTCACCAAGCCTAGAGAAAGACATACGCAGAACTATCTCTGCTACATCTTCAGGCATTTCATCCAGAGACTTACCAGAAACAAGACTCTTCCTAATCTTTGTAAGTTCTGCAGGATTAGCGTACACCTCTAGTTCGTCAAAGTATTTATTACCTTGTTTAGCTAACTCTCTAAACTTATTCAGAGAAGAACGAATAATTATTCCTTTACCAATTCTATCTGCCGCCTGAAAACCTGATGCTTTAAAAGCAATGTCTTGGTACCAAGATGAGAAATCATCAAACAAAGAAGATTCCATAGTGGCGTCAAAGCCAGCTTGGAACTCGCCAATGTTCTTAGAGTTATTACCTATACCAAACTCTCGTATGTCCATGCCTTCTCTGTCCATCATTCCTTTTAGAGTAGGCTTAACTCCGTTCTTAACCATAGCAACAGCAGCATCGTGTAAGTTCAAGAAAGCAGAATCAAACTGACCAAGCGTTCCTCCGTATCCATAGCGCATGAGTTGTTGAAGCCAAGCGGCGGGAGCACTTCGAGAACCTACAAAAGTACTATGAGCAAGGTCTGATACTAAATTACCTACCTTTTCAGACCCAGATTGCTTTGAGACTGTTTCTGCTAGCTGATTAAAGAACACACGAGAGTCGTCACCGATAGACAAAGCAGGCCTTACTCTAAAAGAATTAGATAACTCAAGAAGTGTCTGCTCGCTAGCTATCCTGTTGACTTGCTCAATGATAGGATTAGCGTATTCATCTAACTGTTCTGGACTCATTTCTGAAGCCAGACCACGAGTTCTCTTTTGTGCACCTTCTATTGTAGTAGAGCCCGCTTTTCTTTCAGGAGCAAAGTCAAACTCTTGCTCTGCCTTCTTAGTTCCACTGGCCCAAAAAAGCTCATCCTTCAGTACGTCCTCACGGTAAATCTTAGAGGCAACTGATTGATGCTTTCTACTGTCCGCTATTAATTGTTTAAAAAGACCGTTAGCCTCTTTAGTTAAACTACTAGAGGCAGAACTAAACAACTCCTTAAGCATGGCTTGCGCTTGTTCTGGAGATTCTGCTGTTCTTAAGTCCAAGAACTTAGCCTTTATGTCTCTTTGCTCTGCCCACTCTGTTAATTCTGAGAAGTCGTTCTGTGTCTTTTTATCTAGGTACCTCGCTAAGAAAAGCTCAGACTTTCTTGCTGCAGTTTCAAAAGAAGTTTCAAACATTTTACCTGCTCTATCTCCTGCTACACGGGAAACTAGAGAAGATACTGGACGCCAACCGCGATCAAAAGATGCTTTTATAGAACGCTTCTTACTTAAATCTGTAGCAGCTCTTAAGTCTATGTCGTATACTCCACGCATAGAATCAAGGTCGTACTGCATTAAGTCTTCAAACAGAGCAGTCTTTCGGTATCTCTGTGGAAGAACAACCTGTTTGATTGTCTCTTCAGAAACACCAGCACTTCTGAGTTCTTGTTTAATAAACGCACGACGCTCTGCTATACTTCCTCCAACAGCAGGAGCAACAGGTGCGTCTTCAAGAGCCATCTCAAGAGTGTTAAGGTTAACCACCTCCTTTTCTAAAGCTGCTTGTGCTTTAGTAATGCGTCCCTCGCTTCCAGATTCTATAGCAGAACGTAGTCTGTCTTCTGCTTTATCTATACGAGCAGTAATCTTGTCCCACTCTTCCCCAAGTTTTTTCATCTTGGTTTCGTATTCAGGAAGAACCTTGTTCTTATATTCTTCGTACTCTTGAAACTTAGGACGAGAAACTTCTACGTCATAACGAAGAGCCGCATCATCAGCAAACTCTTTGATGCCTTCTTCTGTCTCTAAATCAAACCCTCGTTTTGCTGCAGTAGCTACGTTAGTAGCAACCGCTGTTTCTGTCATACCAAGACCAAGAATATCTTGAACAGCAGAAGACAACTTAGATGGATCTCTAGTTACAGGAATGAACCCAGCACCTAAAGGCACTGTTTCTCCTATTCCTCTAACTACACCAGCTACTTCACGTTCTTCCATAAACGTTTGATCTGGGTCAAGTCTAGGATCAATCTTACGAAGCGCCTCTCTTCCAGTAGGTACGTCAACTCCTGTGGTTCTCTCAATAAGCTCAGTAACAGGAGAAGCAACAAACGTAGCTACATCAGCAACAGCACCTACACCAGCAGCAGACATCTCTTGAACACCTTCTAGTAAGTTTTCTAGAGGAGTGTCTTGTGAGCCTTCAAAGCGACGCTGAGCAACCTGACGCTCTTGCTCTGCTACTTGCATTTCTCGTTCTAGAGCTTCACGTTGAGTTATAACGTCTTCTTCTGGTGGAACATCAGGTGCTCTTTCTTTAATACCAAAGTAAGCCCTAGCTTTTTGCCTAACTTCCTCAGCGCTTAAAGACTCATCAACCCTGATCTTCTGTATAGTTCCATCAGGAAGTCTAATTTTTTTAATTACTTTTGCCATGAATAAAAGCTCAGTTATTAAAGGTCAATTACGTCGTCGTCTTCAGTAGTTTCGCTAGGCGTTGCTGTTGTATCACTGCTAAAAGATTCTAGCTGTGCTTGATAGTCTGCTATTTGATTACGGATTTCTTGCTCTATTTTCAGAGAAGCTAATCGAACAGCTTCTGCTTCTACTTCTTCGGTAGTAGGGAAGAAACCACCAACATTTTCTCTTGCTTGTGGCATTTGTTCATCAACTTGATTACCTGTTGGAGAAATCCTAGTGAGTTCTTTTTGCAGCTGTGTTATTGCACTTTCGATGTTTCGTTTTGCAGACCGTCGCTCTAAAACTTCTCTTTGTTTAAAACCAGAAACATCGTCACTTAAAGAATCTAAGAGCCTTTCAGCATTCTTTTTTTCTCCCGGATTCCAAGTTTCTCCTTTATCAAAGTTAGGCTCCATAGCCTTAATATCTTTCAGGCGCTGGTTATAGTCTTCTCTAAGACCTTCATCAGATATAACATCTACTCGTTCTTGCAGTGTGCTTGTAGGCAAAGGAGCACGCGCCATATCTGCTTTCTTTTGTCTCTCAAGTTGATAATCTTCTTTCTTCTGTCTATCTAACTCTAGCTCATCCATAAGAGAACCAAAGCCTGCTTCTGTTGCTGCTTTAACAAACCTCTCTCTGTTCTCAGGTTTTACTTTATAATAAGCATCAGAAAAACCTTGCTCTCTTTTTTCGAGTATGGCATTGTTTTCAGCTTCAGTTCTCCCTGTTATCTTGCTGGCATCTAGTCCCGCATTTGTAGCAACACGCTCCATAACAGACTCAATTTGATTAGCCTTAGCAATGTTTCCTTCTTGAACTGCGCGTTGCCTTTCGAGGTCTAACTGATTCAGAGATTCTTGAGTACGTCCTTGTACAACCTGTTGCTTTGTTTGTCGCGCCTTTAGTATCTCAGTAGGATCTCCTGTTTGCAAGGCCTGCTGTTCAGCCATGCTTGCTAAATCAACCGGACCCATTCCTTGCATACGCTGCATCTGCTCCTGACGCTGTTGTTCAGCCCGCATAAGACTTGGAGTCATGCCAATATTACGAGCAGTTTCAAACAGCCCCTGTTGCATTTGTGGCTGGAGCAACCCTTGTAGTAATGCTTGTGAAAACCTAGCCATTATCCAATCCCCAAAAGATCCATAAGAATATTAGTTGCACCACCGCTTTGCTGAGCTACTGGTGTAAACAAGCCACCCAACAGACTTGATCCAAGACCACCAATCAAGTTTGCTCTGGCCTGCTCTGCAAGCAACTGAGCCTCAATGCCTGAAAGCATTGTTTCACCGTACTGACCAGCACCGTACAACTGAGCCTGCTGCTGAAGCTGCGGGTAAAGCTGTGAAGCCTGTTGTACATTAAGCAACTGAGACTGAGGCATGTAACTCTGACCCAAGAACTGACTACCGAGTTGAGCTTGTTGCATCTGCTCTGCTTGAGCTTGACCTATTGCACCCAGCATTGCTTGATTCTTAGCTTGTTCTCTAGCTTTCGCCAAAGTCAATGCTTCAGGAGTACCACCAAACTGTGCAGTCTGTACACCGAGGCGTCCTTGTGCAGCTAGGCGCTCTTCAAGAGCTTGTTGCTGTATTTGTTCTTCGGGCATTTGAGCAGCCCTAATACGCCCATAGATGTCCTGCTCCCGCTGAGCAGTGTCTTGCATAGCCTGACCAAACAACGTTCCAGCGCCACCAAACATTGCTTGTTGGAACGCTTTCTCTTCAGGAGATAAAGCCATTGTAACTTGTGTCTGGCCTTCTGGTCCTTGTCCAACACCAAATGTACCACCAGTAGTAGACGTTACAGTAAACGGCTTGAACTGAGACATCTCTGTTAGTTCAGTAGCAACATCAGTAGCGGCAGCACCTGCTGCTTCACCAACATCTCTAAGCTCGTTTATGCCAAAGCCTGTTAGTAAACCTCCAGTGCCTAAGCCAAGAATAGCTAACAGCTTATCCATGTCCATTAGTAAGTACCTCCGTCAACCGTTCCTGTAGACAGAGTGCCCGTAAAAGTAAGCGCGGGAATCGTCACAGTTCCTGTAAAAGTGGGTGAAGCAGTGTTTGCTTTAGTTGCAACCGCAGTCGCAATGTCGTTAAACTCGTTGTCAAACTCTGTGCCTTTAATCACTTTACCAGCATCTCCAGAAGGTAAAGAGTCCTTAGCAGCAAAGTCAGTTGTCTTTGTATAATTGCTCATACTGTTCTACCTATAAGTGCTAATACGTTAATTTCTTGGAGAGATAAAGCAAAACCATCTATGTCTGCCTCAAGGCCAATGGTAATCACAGAGCCTCCACCTGTTGTGTTAATAGAGGGTCTACTGATTTCAGATCCTCCAGTAAATTCAGCTACAGTGTATTCTGAAGCTGCTTCGTTAAAATAGTACGGAATCTGATTACCAACAGAAAACTCCGTGCTATTAAAAGTTGTCTCAAAGTCGTAAGCCCACTTAAGAAATACTGTAGCAGTTGATGCACCTACAATAGTAGGCTTCAGCTTTTTAAGTATCTTTGTCTTAGAAGGATCACCAAAGGTTAATCCGGGGCTATAGTACCTAAAGCGGTACGTACCGTTTGTAATTGTTCCTGCATCGTTGTACTGATCTGAGTTACCTTCGTAAGTTCCTACGCCATCTGATGTTCCAATTAACAGTGTCCCATCGTTCTTTCTTTCGTATGACTCAAAAGGGGCAGAAGTCCAACGAGTAACTCTATAGGAGCCGTTCTCTAATCGACCCTTTAGATCAAAGCAGTAAGTCGTGTCCTTGTCTGGAAACGTAATTAAATAGAACGAGTTTTCAGGACTGTACACAGACGCCGTAGGAGCAGCCCGTGATTCAATCAGAGGCAACAACTCGCTCTTGATGTTTTTGCTCAGGTCTGACAAAGGCATAGACTTTTCTTGGATAGTTCTACCAAAGCTCCTAAGACCTGAGTGAGACATAAATAACACATCTGTACCTATGCCTTGTACAGAGTTTCTACAGATGCACCCAACGCCTGATACAGTATCAACTAAAGCCATGTTTGCAGGGCTAAAAGCGTTACCATAAACTAGGATGCTGTGCTTACCTAAAATAATTAAAGCGTTGTTGTGAGCAACCAGTGCCCGGATTTCGTCGTATCCATCAGGCCAAGCCTTAGATACATCTATAGAACCACTAGAACCACCAGTGAAGTCAGTACCAATCAATAGGTCTGACCAGTAGATAGTCTGTTTATCGCTTTCGGTGTCTACAATCCACAATCTACCATACGCAGCTATAGCTTCGTGACACTTGTACTTTGCGTCAGTAGCTGAACCATTTGCCACAGTAAACGTACGCAGTCCGTTAGTATCGTCGTACACCAGAGGATCATATCCACGCTGGAAGAAGTAAGCCTTATCGTTAAAGTTTACAATCTTCCAGTTGTCTGCAGTAATCGTGTAAGACGCAGGAGTAATATCCGTTAGGGTGTCATCAGGATCAGTAGTCTGCGTAGTCTTAAATATCTTGTTGTTACCTGCAACAAAGATTTCTTCGTTACCTGCATTATCGTAAAAGTGATGCAACTTATTGGCGTACGACGAACCAAGAGGTGTAGCTACTGAGGTCAATAGCTTTACCCCTTTACGTGCAGCAATACGCCCACGCTTGTCAATCACAGCGTTGTCAGCAACGTCTGCAAAAGAGAAGTCCTGTCCAATCGGAGAGTCTTCTGTGTTGACTCCTTTGAAACCCGGAGCAACTAGATTAATGCTTTGTAGTGGCTGTGCCATGCACTAGTCTCCTTAAGGAGTGTACCAAATAACTTCTTCAGGGTGCTTCTGTGCGTCCAGAGCAATCGCATCAGACAAGTACTTATCAGCAATACCAAAGTACTCAGGTGCTGATGTACCGCCTGTCTCGCCACGCTCACGAGCCAGCAGAGCAATCGCCATGTGGATCACGGGTTGACTTGGGATAATAAGCTGATCTGTGTCGTTAACCAGTTCCTTAGGACGTATAATGTTTCCATCGGAATCAGTAATTTGTCCTCTGTTTACTACGTTAAACCGAAGATCAACACCCGCTGTATCAGGCTTTGGATACACTTCAATTTGAGTATCGCCGTTTGAGTTTACACCGTTGAACGTATAGTACTGAGGAGAACCAGACTGAGGCTCTTCTTTCATATACTTCTGGTCAAACCACAAAGGGGTCTGATACTGTAAATCCCAGTTGTCCGTATCGTTGTACGCGTTAAGAACTTTAAACTCGTTACCTGCTCCTGTCATAGCGTAGTTAAACACTCCTACAGAAGTTGTAACCGTAAGGGTAGTCCTAAGTGCTGACCAATCCCAAGCGTCCTCTACGAGTTTCTTAGCGTCATTAACAAAGTCACCAGCCATCTTGCTGTACGTGTTAGATGATACGCTAGTTACCTCGTCTTCTCTGAGGCGTCTCAGTACGTTGTTTACTAGATTTAAATATGTCACTGTTTTTGTCCTTAAACGTTAATGTACTTTGAGAACAAACCGCCTGTTACATCTGTTGGTGCTGCCATTTCGTATTCTTCAGATAGTCTTTCACCTAACCTAGAAAGCCCTTGCAGGAACGAAGAAAACTCTGGCTGGCTGCGGTAACTATCCGATTGTCTAACTTCTGTAGGAATAGCCATTTCACCACTACGTACTGCTTCACGTATTTCAGGAGACCAAGCAATAGAAGACCAGTAATCAGCACCTTCAATCTCTTGAACAGAAGGCGCAGACTGATACCATACGTCTCCTGTTAAAGGGTTGATACCAACGTGGTGACCTTTGTTGGTCATGTTAAAGAAGAACTGACCACCACCGTGCTTAGCTCCTTTGAGGGGCTTTAGAGCCTTTTGACCGTCAGCAGCATTAACAACGAGGTAATCACCAGCAGGCGTACTAACTACATCACCCAAATTCTTTTCTTCGTAGATGGTTCCTTCAGACCACTCTACGTCTCGACCCCAAGGATCTTTATCACCGCCCGATCCAGTAATTCCACCAATAGTTTTACCTTGGTTGCCTCTGGCGTAATCAATACTGTCAATCCACTCTTGAGACTCAGACATTCCGGGTCCACCGTAAGACGTTGCTTGTCCCGTCCAAGCGTCCTCAAAGCCAAACTCTTGACCTTCTGGCAAAAGAGTCTCGTGGTAGTTACGCAAAGTTTCCATGTTTTCGCCTTGGTATCCTTCGCTAGATACTTCAGGAGGAGGAGCAGAAGGCATTGTTGCTTCAGGACCAGCAGGTACAGCAGGAGCAGGCTGCACAGGTGCCTCTGGTTGCGTAGGCGTAGTCATAAACTGTGTAGGCATTTGTTCTCGCTCAGGAGTGCCAAAACCAGCATCAAATTCACTAGGAAGAACAGGAGTCATAGTTTGTTGTAGCGGCTCATCAAACATACCACCAGCTTGATTAGCCATAGGAGGCTGTCTCATTCTTTGTGGTTGTTGCATTTGCTGTCTTGGCTCTTGTAAACGAGGAGCAGTAGGCGTTACTTGTGGCCTCTGAATTTGCTGTTGTGCAAACTCTTGAAGCTCTGGAGAAGCCTGAGTACGCTGTTGTCGCTCTTGAACCTTATTTAACTTCTCATTAAGGTTTTCAGAAAGCAAAGCATCTAGCTTAAGGTTCATTAAGTTCATCATTAGATCACTCCCTCAAACATGCTTTTCTTCATGTTTCGACTAAAGAATTTATCAAGCTCACCGTTTAGCTCTGCAACGTAGTCCTTTTGAGGCGTCTCAATAAGAGACACAGGTTGAACAGGCTGGTAACTTAAGCCTTCTCTAAAGGGCGTAAATTGACCTTTTCCGCCTGCGACAAAAACGCCGCCTCCCGGCAACTCTGGAGGTAAATCTGTAGTTAACTCTGGAGGTAACTCTGTAGTTAACTCTGGAGGTAACTCTGGAGGTAACTCTGGAGGTTCCTCTCCCGGTAACTCGTCAGGCAACAAAGGGTCTTGAACAAACTCTTCATCAGTTACTGAGTCTGTTAACAAATCCGAATCATCGGGCAAACCACCTAAAATTCCCTGAAGAATAGCGTCCCCTAATGTTGTTTCTCCGTCAGGCATTATAACTTCTTCAGGGTCAATGTTTTGCTCAACTAGGTTGGCTCTTATTTCCTCATCAGACAAGCCAGCCTCGTAACCGTCCTGAATACCTTTTATAATTTGGTAGTACGGTATGTAGCTTGTCGTTCCGTCAGGTTCGTAAAGCTCATAAAAAGCCTGCGACCAATCAGGACCAGTAGAATATTTGTCATCTTCTCCAAATACCTGTCCGATAACTTCAGCATCACCGCGAGGATTGTCGCTAAATGTATAGGTTTCATCAACTGGCCCATAGATTATTACATCTTTTGCAGCATCTAGATTATTGGGGTCGTTTGGATCAAAGCCGTATTCGTTAATCCACTGCGTTCTGGCAGCTGAGTCAAGGCCATTATTTACAAAGTTGACAAACTTCTGTACACCGGGGACGTTGTCCTTAACCCCTTCCCAAGCCTTGCCCAGTATAGTTAACTCTTGCTCTGTATAGCCAGAAACAAAACCATCCACTGTTTGTCCGTTGGTTGTCGCTACGTATATATCGGCTGGGTCCATGCCCATTTCAATAATTTCAACGTCTGTGTAAGTTTTCCCGTCCGGGCCTATAAACACAGATGGCAGATACTCCGCTCCCCCCAAAAGGTTAGTAAGAAGGCGGGTGTCAACAGCATCCAAGCCGGGGATTAAACCGTCCTTTCCAACAAGGCCAGCAAGGTCGCTAACCCCGGTTCCTTCCATAGCCATTGCCGCTTTATAAAGAGCATCAGACGACAGCGGGGCAAGGTTTTGTTGCTCTCTTTCATACGCAATCTGCTCCATGCGAGAGCCTACATCAAACTGGGTCGCGTCGTTATACAGGTCTTTAAGGATGTTTACTATTCCACCCTGAAGACCAGCTAAGGCTGCATCCTCAAGGCTAAACCCTGTTCCCTGTAGTGCGCCAGATATAGCAGAATTACTAGCGCCAATAATTGCTCCAGAAAGAGCGCTATCTGGGACGAGATCTAAGGCATTAGAAATAAGCCCACCGGGGCTAACACCAGCCATAATTCCACTAGCAAGCGCGGATCTTGCATCAACAGACCCAGTAAGCGCGGCCTGCGTTAGTGCGTTAGAAGTAGCCGCAGCAGCCCCTTTGCCTAAAGCGCCACCCAAGCCCGCACCTGTCAGACCTGCAGCACTAAACGCCCCTGCTGTTACTCCAGTTAACATGGCCCCTAAGATAAGGGCGTTCGTGTTAACGCTGTCATCAATTTTTACAGTCTTGACAAAAGACGTACCGTTCCACTCAAACTTGTCGCCATCGCTATTGTACCGAATAAAGTCTTCACCCGTGTACTTAGAGTACAGGCTGTTTAAAACTTCGGCCTGATCCGCGTATGCGCCAGTAGATAACTCAACGCCCTTGCCTATAATAGACTCTTCAAAGGCGCGATCATCCATGTCGCTTTCAAACTCAGACATCATGCCTTGGTCTACGAGAGCAACTCCCGTATCCCACCAATCTGCCTTTAGCTCTCCAGAGTTAATAAGGTCTTGGCGCTCATCCATATATGCCAAGTAATTGTCAAAAGATCCAAACGCCTTTCTC